GCGGTTCACGGCCGGTCCGAGGAGCCGGATTTGTTCGTTGCTGCGGACGAAAGCCCGTTTACGAAGCCGAAGCGACCTGCTGCGAACGGCGAAGGTCGCAAGATCGAGCGCCGACGCGGGCGCTGGAACTCGTATCGGCAGGGCGGATAATGAGCGCACTGACGCGATGGTTTCGGGGCGACGCCGTCAGCTCGGCATCTGCCCGGGCAGGCCGCCCGACGGCGCGCTATCTGAGGGGCGACCGTTCGGGAATTCTTCACATGCGCCGCGCCGTCACGCGAGATGCGCGGCACGACGTAAGGGATGCGGCCGGCCGGGCGTCGGCTCTCGCCCTCGACTTCCTGCACAACTCCGGCTGGATCGCAGGTGCCGCTGATCAGATCGTCGCCGACACCGTCGGTGAAGAGCTGAAGCTCAACGCACGTCCGGATCTCGCGCGGCTCGGCTACACGGACGGAGAGCGCAGCGTGTGGTGCCGGGAAGTCGAAGCGGAATGGCGCCGCTGGGCGTGGAGTCCGGCCGAGTGTGACCTTGCCGGCAAGTGCACGTTCGCGGAGATGCTTGACGGCGTGATGCGCCACTATCTGGCCTACGGCGAGGCGCTCGGGGTTCTCGACTACATGCCGGCGGCGCAACGTCGAACGCTCGGCCTGGAGACCGGCACCAAGGTCTCGCTCATCCCGCCGCATCGCCTGCCGAGGGTGTCGCGTGAACTGGACGGGCTTGAGGATGGGATCTTCCACGACGCCTACGGACGCCCGACGGTCTTCCGCTTCAAGCAGCGCTCGGGGGGCTTCGAACTCGACAAGGACGTTCCGGCACGCGACGTGATCCATGTGATGGACCGCGGCGAGAACCCGGGTGCGCCGCGGGGGATCTCGCTGCTCGCTCCGATCCTGAAGGTGATCGCGCAATACGATCAGCTCGCCGATGCCACGCTTTCGACGGCCCTCCTGCAGACGGCATTTGCCGCGACCATCAAGAGCCCGGAACCGAGCGAGCAGGCGTTCCAGGCGATTCAGACCCTGGAGGAGATGGAAGCGCCCGCCGGCTACAACCGCGGCGACTGGTCGGAACTCATGGGCGAACTCGCCGGGGATCTCTTCGAGGTCTGGACCCAGCGGATTGGCGCCCTGAAGGAGCACGGGATTGCGATGAACGATCCGGCCCGGATCAATCATCTCGGACCGGGCGAGACTTTCGAGATGCACACGGCCGCCACGCCGGGATCCCAGTATCTCCCGTTCTCCCGGAACCTGCAGCGGGAGATGGCGCGTCGCCTCGGTGTCACCTTCGAGAGCCTGGCGATGGACCATTCGAACGCAACCTATTCCAGCGTCCGGATGGGGATCTCGTCGATCTGGCCGATCGTGCTGCGCCGACGGACCCGCATCGCGGCGCCGTTCGCTGACCGCGTCTATGCGGCCTGGCTCGACGAGATGATCGGCACCGGTCGGATCGGCTTCAAGGGCGGCTATCAGGCGTTCGCGGCCAATCGGTCACGCGTGACCTTCGCCGAATGGAACGGTCCGGCAAAGCCCGTTGCCGATGACTACCGGGCGGCCATGGCGAAGAAGGTCCGCCTTGAGCTGGGCGTCACCTCGCTCTCGGACGAATGCGCCGATGACGGGAAGGACTGGGAAGAGAACGCGCTGCAGGTCGCCCGCGAGATGCAGTTCCTTCAAACCAACGGGATCCCGCATCCGTTCGGGCGCACCCAGGGCGGGGCGGGTCCCGACGGTGCCGCGGCGGATGGAAACCGTACGCCCGCGAAGGAAGACGCGTGATGGCTGAGGATCCGTGCACCAAGGCGGCGCGGTTGCGCGAGGTGCGCACCGCCATCGCGACCGGCGACACCGTCTCCAAGGCGCGCTTTGGCGAGGACGAGATGGCCTATTTCAAGGCCAACCTCGATCTCCTCGACCGGGAGATTGCCGAGGCTGATCGCCTTTGCGCGATGCAGGAAGGCCGCACGCCGAAGCGCACCCGCTACGCGATCCGCGGGCGCATGCGCCCCTACTGACCAAAGGACAATCGACATGCCGATCCTTCAGGACGGCGCACTCGTTCTTTACGGGTACGTCGGCGACAACTTTTGGGACGAGGGCTTCACCGCCTCCGAAGTCCTGGCCGCGCTTGCCGAGCATGGCCGCGAGAACGATCTTACGGTCCGGTTGAACTCTGGCGGCGGGATCATCGACGACGGTCTTGCCATCTACAATGCGCTGGCAGCCCACAAGGGAAACGTGCGGATCGAGATCGACGCCATTGCCGCCTCATCCGCATCCGTTATCGCGATGGCCGGCGACGAGATCGTGATGAAGGCCGGCGCGATCATGATGATCCACGACCCGGCGAACATCACTTTCGGGACGGTTGCCGACCACGAGAAGACGATCGAGCAGCTGACCGCCTACGCCACGCAGATGGCGTCCATCTACGCCGAGCGCAGCGGCAACGACGTCGAGGCGGTTCGCAACGACATGAAGGCTGAGCTTTGGCTGACGTCGGATGAGGCGGTTGCGAAGGGCTACGCCGACGAGGCGGAGAAGGCGAAAGCCAAGGCCGTCGCCGCCTTCGACTTCCGGGTCTACGCGAACGCTCCCCAGCGCCTCAAGGCGCTTGCGAAGCGCAAGGACTGGTCATTCGAGACCGATGATCGCGCGGCCGCCTCCGCGACCGCATCCACCCGTCAGAACAAGGAGCCCCAGATGACGGACAAGACCAGGGCGGAGGATACGACCGCCGACATCGACAAGGTGAAGGAAGAGGCCGGCAAGTCCGCCGTCGCCGCCTACCGCGAGCGCCGCACGACGGTCATGGCCCTGGACGAGGCGACCGGCCGCGAGGCGCTCGCCCAGCATCTGCTCGACGTCGACATGCCGATCGAGGGGATCAAGGCTGCTCTCGCCGCCGCTCCGAAGGCTGAGGCTGCCGCTCCCAAAGCGGCCGCCGACCCGGAGGAATACGAGCGCCGCCGCCTGAACGGCGAGGGTCTCAACGGAGGATCGGACCGCTCGACCGGGCAGAAGCCCAAGGCTTCGATCAGCCCGGCGGCGATCTACGAGGCGCGCCGCGGCCGCTAAGGCTGGGCTCCAAACGAGGACACGATGATGGAAAAGAAAATCGAAGGCGCCCGGGATCTCGGGTTCCTGCTTACCGAGGCTCCCGGCGCCCTGTCGCGCGAGAGCGTGACGATCGTCAGCGGCGAGGGCGTCCTGGCCCCCGGCACAGTGCTCGGCCAGGTGACCGCTTCGAAGAAGTTCGTCGCCTCGCCGAACGCCGAGGTGGTCGGCAAGGAAGGCGGCGAGACGGCCACGGCCATCCTTGCCTATCGCGTCGATGCGACCGCGAGCGACATCGAGGCGGTCGTCATCGACATGAACGCGGAGGTGAAGGGTCCGGAGCTCGCCTATCACGCAAGCGTCGATGACGAGACGAAGCGGGGTGCCAAGGCGACCCAGCTCCGAGGGGTTCACATCAAGGTCCGTTGATCGACGAACCTCTTCACCCGACCTTCCCACGCGGCCCGCCCATGAGCGGGTTTTTTTATGAGGAGCCAAGAAAATGCCCGGCATGGACATTTTCAACGAGGACGCGTTCTCGCTCGTCTCGCTGACCGCTGCGATCAACAAGCCCAAATATCGGCCCGGCCAGATTTCCCAGGCCGAAATTTTCAACGAGGACGGCGTCACCACGACGACGGTCTACGTGGAAATGCGTGACGGTCAGCTCGCCCTGGTCGAACCGACGCCCCGGGGTGGACCCGGCGAGACGACCGGCAGCGAGAAGCGGGAGGGCATTCCGTTCCGCGTTCCCCACTACCAGCGTGACGATGCTGTTCTTGCCGACGAGGTGCAGAACGTTCGCGCATTTGGTTCCGATTCAGATCTGGAGACCGTCGTCGACCGCGTCGAGAAGCGGGGTGAGCGGCACGCTCAGGATCTCACGATGACGCTCGAGCATCAGCGCTGTGGCGCGATCAAGGGTGTGATCCTGACGAAAGGCGGAAAGGTTCTCTCCAACCTCTACACGGACTTCGGTGTTGCCACTCCCGCCGCGGTGTCGATGGAACTTGACGTCGACGCGACCGATGTCGGCGAGGTGTTCGATGGGGTGCGCTACGGGATCGAGGACGCGCTCGATGAGCCCTACAACGGCCTGCATGTCTTCGCCGGCCGGGACTTCCACACCGCGATGTGGCGCCACAAGAGCTTGAAGGAGACGCTTCTGGCGTCCGGTATCCCGGCACTTCAGCTGCGCAACGCCGTGCCGGACGTCTTCGAGTTCGGCGGTGCTACCTGGGAGCGGTACCGCACCGGCGCCGCGGCGACTTCAGATCTCGGCTCGCCCTACATCGCGGCGAACGAGGCGCGCGTCGTGCCGATCGGCGTGACGGATCTCTTCATCACCCGCTTCGCGCCGGCCGACTACGAGGAGACCGTGAACACTCTCGGGCTGCCGTTCTACATGAAGCAGTGGGAGATGAAGAACGGCAAGGGTCGCGAGATGGAGGTTCAGATGAACGCCATCTCGCTCTGCACCCGGCCCGAGGTTCTCCGCAAGCTCACCCTCACCTGATCGGCTGCGATCGCCGTGCCGCCCGTCATCCTGCCGGGCGGCATTCCGATGCTGTGACGATGGAGACCATGATGTCCTCGAAACACTACACGATGCGCTCGACGGTAATCGTGCCGGAGAGTGTGGCCAGGCTGAAGGACGGACAGGCTGTGGCCCCGGGCACGACGGTCCGCCTACCGCAGGTCTATGGCGATCATCTCGTCGCCGAGCGACTGGCCGATCCAAAATCGAAGGAGGAGGCCGCCGCGCCGGCTGAGACCGATCTCGACAAGATGACCAAGGACGAGCTCGTCGCCGAAGCGGCAAAGCGCAATGTCGAGGTCAAGCCGGACGCGCTGAAGGACGAGATCCTGAGCGCGCTCACGGCCGCGGCAGCGAAAGCCTGATCTTGCCTTGCCCGTCGCGCGGAACATTGCAGAACTCCGGGACACGATCGTGGCCGGGGTGGATTCGCGATGGGCGGAGCCGTTG